GGCTGGGGTTTGTCTCCCGCCCGGATGCGCCGTCCTCCGCGATTTGTTCCGTCACGCGCCATCTTCCCGCCCCCTTCCTTTAATACCCTGTTTGAACCGACGTTTTTGTGCGTACGCCCCCTCCCCGGTCCAGTAGCGGCGCGGTTTTAGAGATTTGACCGCCCCCTCCCTAGTCACGAGTATATGTTTTGCTTTACATCGTAAACCTAACAAGCTATACTGTTTCTAAAAGAAAGGAGCGTGCTCATTATGTCAACTGTCCCTACTCAAATAAGAATTGACCGAAACATAAAAGAACAGGCTGGTGCGTTGTTTTCCGGGCTTGGTCTGGATATGTCCGGTGCCGTTAATATGTTTCTTCATCAGTGTGTCCTTCGTGGGGGTATCCCATTTTCTATCGAAATGCCCCGTTATAAGCAAAGCACCTTGAGCGCTATGGAAGAAGCAAGAAGAATCTCTCGCGATCCAAACGTCCCTAGCTATGACAACATGGATGACTTGAAGAGGGCATTGGAAGAATGACCTATCACATCAAGTTCACCACCGCTTATAAGAAAAGTTACAAGCGTGCCAAGAAACGCGGCTTGAACCTCAAGCTACTGGATGATGTTGTCGATGAGTTAAGGCAAGGGCGCAAACTCGATGCCAAATACCGTGACCATGCACTTCATGGCAATTGGGAGGGATTTCGTGAGTGCCATATTCAACCGGATTGGCTTTTGGTTTACCTCGTTGAAAATGACATCCTAACCTTGACCCTCGTCGAGACCGGAACTCATGCAGATATATTCGATGAATGAGCTGTCCATTTAGGACGGCTTTTTTCTTTGATGAATCCGCTCATGGCACGATACGCAGAGCGACATCAAATTGCGCTCATCATGTGTGCCGCCGTCGGCGAGAGGTCGAATGTGATGCACAAGCGTCGCAAGAACATATCTGCCCTGTTCTTTGCATTTCTCGCAGAGCGGATGCCCTGCCAAGTGACGATCACGAATCCTGCGCCACGCGCTGCCGTATCTGGCGTGCTTATCATACCCACGCGTGAAGTGGTCGTAGTGCTGCTGCATGACTTTCTCATGCATCTCGCAATAACAGCTCTTTCGATCTGTAAGATTCGGACATCCCGTCATGCGACAGGGGCGCTTTGGTTTTCTCGGCATTGCACTTCTCCATCAAAAAAGCCCTCTCGGAGAATTGCTTCTCCGAGAAGGCTGATTCCATATCCTATTTTTGCTGAGTCTATCATATCACTGTCAACCCTATGAACGCAACGTGAACCTTTGTGAACTTATGTGAACTCGGATGAACTCTGCTGTCTTTTTTCCAAAATTTTTTCAACTTCATCCAGAGCCTTGCCATGAATCTTGTGTACCCACCGAATGCTGACACTCATATCCGATGCAATCTCTTCCCACGATTTGAAGCTGTGGTAGCGACACTCTAGCACCATCTGAGCGTTTTCGTCCGCGACCTGCCAGATCGTATTCATGATCTCGAGTTTCAGACTGATCAGACGGTCGATGTCCGCATTGATCTCATCTTCCGTGTCGGTCAGCCGAGCAATGATGGTCTCCATCCGCTGATTGTTCGGACTTGGACTCTTTGGCATGTCGCTGATGACGGCGCTCACATTTGTTGCCATGTCACGCAGCCGCGATACATGGGCAACCTTATCATTGATGCGTCGGTCAATGTTCCATGCCTGACTCAGATACTCTTTTGCCGTCATGCAAATTCCCCCTCTAGCTGTTGGAGAAGCCACTCTCCGTTTATACTCGTCAGCTGGCCGAACCATGCAGAACGGAAGAACCGCTCCGTCTCA